GCATAAGCCCTTTAACTAGCTTAAGTGCTAATAGAGTGTATGGAGCTCTTAGCGTAATTGACGTTATGCTAAAGTCTCCAAAACTTAGGCTACTTATTGACGCTCCAGAGCCTACGCGCATTACTTCTAGCTTAAAAGCAATAAGCAAAACTCCAGACAATTTAACTAAGCCTTTCTATTCGTACAGAAAAAGCTTTTCTTACGCGACGCAGCCAACTGTGTTAGACAGTCTCATAGATGTTATAGATTACTTAATAACCGAGAAATGGCCAGTAACGCTGTACCCTTCTCTTCCATGGGGTGACATAGAATCTGTTAAAAAACAATTACCAGAACTAGCTAGAGATTCACTTATGGCTGTAAATATTGACTCGTATTTACTATCTAATCAAGATGTTATAGAGATAGAAAGAAGAGAAAAATGGGTAGTAGAAAACTATTCTACTCCATGGATAAAGTCTACTGCAGCAACATTAGCGAATCCTACTGTGCCAATGAAATGGCACAAGGGCTGGACTGACGCGCAAGTGCTTGCGCAAATAGCGAGTGGAATAGGCGCACTTATTACTCCTCATCAAAACGGAACATGGTGGAGTTACAGAATACCGCAGTGTCTTAATTCTCTTACTCCTATTGCTACCAATTGGCAAGAAAGCAGTGTACTAGGAGACTCGTGGATGTATCTTGCAGCAAGAATAGAAGATCTTTCTGAAGAAGATAGAGTAGCACTTGCGTACCAGCAGAGAGAAGCATACGTAAAAAGTATGCCATCAAGAAGAGATGCTGCAGTAGAACTGCATAACGCTCTTGGCTTATATAGTAAGAAAGGAACAAAATAGCATGGGAATACTTTTTAATACATGGTTAGAAAAAACAAAAGATCTACAAAAAAGCGTGTATCGAATTGACTATGAAAAACTAGAAGGTGACACGCCTGAAAATATAAGAAACTTAGTCGAGTACATGCGCTGGAATATGCTAGCCATTGACGATGAGCTGGCAGAGATGCGTCAAGCAATCTCATGGAAGCCATGGCAGCATGACGATCCGTATGCTGATAGAGAAGAAATTATAAAAGAAGCTGTTGATGTTCTTCATTTTGTTGCAAATATCATCGTTGCGGCCGGAGGAACAGACGAAGTACTAGACGCATTTTACGTAGAAAAAATGGAAAAAAATAGAAAACGTCAACTAGATGGGTACAAAGTAAAAGAAGTAGGAGTAAAATGTCGCATGTGCACGCGCGCTATAGATGATATTGGCGTGGGCACAGAAAGCGATTTATGCGCTAAATGCGCTCCAGAGAAGAAAGAAGGATAACTTACATGCCTGAAGTAAATTATGAGTGGGTGCGCTCTCAAATGCAAGAAGCACGAGTAAAAGTTGGAGTAGGCAACGCTCTTCTTAAATTGCTAGAAACATGGGAAAAAATAAATATTTCACCGCAAGGTGCAAAAGAAGTAGTTAACTTATTCTCTCAACTAGCGCTAACTCACTCAGTTGTTCCAGAGAAAAAAGATGAGAAATGGGAAGACGCTAGACCAGGGTTTATAAGTGTTGGTGATGAAGTACGTGTTAAGAACGATGCGTATGACGGTTCAACTGGCGTACTTCACAATGGTAGACGTGGAAAAGTTGTAGGAGTTCGTTTTGGAGATATCATTGTTAAATCTACAGATGATAAACTTCCAATACTAGACGGCTCGCACTACTCTCCTCACCAAATACAGAAAAGAATAAGCTAGTGAGATCCACAGTGCAATTTACTGTAACTGGTAAAAATGTAAAAGAAATAGTGTCTAATGCGACCACTAGATGGAAAAAATACATTAATGATGACAGTGCAGATCTCCCGTACGACACCGAGCTACAAGTTAGCGATGTAGATGGCACGTTAGAAAGTGATATGGTAGCTAAAGTAACAATACGAGCAAAAATGGAAGAGGCACAGTAAGATGTCATCTGAAGAACCAGTAAAGTACAGGGTAGAAGCTTTAAGAGAAGCAGCAAAAATTATCTCTGGTGAAAGAGACATACAGTACGGCGGCCCTGAAGAAAACTTTGATCGAATAGCAAAGATTTGGTCTGTTATACTCGGTTCTGCTGTCACTAGTGAAGATGTAGCTATGATGATGATTGGACTAAAGGTAGCACGATACGCTTCTAAGTCAGGGTTCCAAGGTGACACTTGGATAGATGTAGCTGGCTACGCCGGATGCGGATACGAAGTAGGCATGATCTTCTTAGAAAAACAAGCCAACATTTCTTCTTAGTTTACCACTCATTCCGCGCGTTAGTAGTATAGGGTTAGAATACGTACTATACGAAAGGCGTGTTCTTTGAGTAAGCTAAGTTTCATAGACTGTAACGGTCTTGCCGCTTTCATGAGTCTTGGCTTTGTTCAAAATGACATGGAGATGATGCTTCGTACAGGCACTCTCGACTTTGGAAATGTTGTAGCTCAAAATAATCGACATCTTCTTGGAAACAATTGGTCAAGTTACTTTTCTGAAGATCCTAATGAGTGGCCTTTACAGAAAGCAGATATTGTTCTCGGGTGTCCTCCTTGCTCTGGTTGGTCAGTCTGGTCTGGTCCCGCTAATAGAGGACCTGACTCAAAGGCGCACGAGCATACCGTGGCGTTCATGAAGTACGCTGGACGGGTAAAGCCTCGCGCCATTGTTTTCGAGTGTGTACAACAGGCATACAATCAAGGAAGAGACGCTATGCTTAAGTACCGAAGCATGGTAGAAGAGATATCAGGTAAAAAATACGATCTTTACCACATAAAAGAAAATAATCTACAAGTTGGTGGATTTTCGTACAGACCAAGGTACTTCTGGGTAGCAGTAGAAACTGGTCTAAAGTTGTCAATACCTCTTAACGAACCAGAAGAGCTCCCAAGAATAATGGATATTATTGGAGATCTTGCTAAACTGCCTCATACATGGAATAAGCAACGGTACACTTCTCCTTCTTCAAAGTGGGTAAAGCACTTAATCTCAAAGGACGGGTTTGTTGACGGCCACATTGGGGTTGAGAACATACACGCGCAAAGAGTGCAAGAGGTGTTTGACATTATTGGAAATGAAGGTTGGGAAGGAAACGGAGATCTTGGCGGGGCTCTTAAAAAAGCAGTAGAACTTAATAATGGAGAATTTCCTCAGAAGTGGATTGATATTTCTCCTCGCGTTATTAGAAAAAACTTTAAGCTTGGATTCTCACAGCCGTATCGCTGGAAGGAAGATCACTGGTGCAACGTTCTTACAGGATCAGCTCTTGAGCATGTTGTTCACCCTACTGAACCAAGATTGATAACGCACAGAGAATCAGCGCGTATGCAAGGTCTTCCTGATGAATGGAATATTTCAGAATCCCGTGACTACAGCGCTCTTCGTGCGGTATGGGGCAAGGCGGTACCCGTACAAGCCGCCTCGTGGCTCGCTAAGGGCATAAAAGATTCTTTGAATGGTAATCCTCAAGGAGATGACGCGGTTCTTATAGGTGACAGAGAGTATCTTATAGAGACTGATAAAGGTTTCTCACGCCATGCGGTGAAGAAAAGATGGTATTCATTGGAAGATAAGACTGGTGTTGTATGAGTACAGAAGACTTTGAAGACGAAGAATATCAAGAAGAAGAGTTTGTCCCGGTGTGTGAAAAATGTTGGATAGACAACAACAGTTTCTGGGAGCCAGAAAGCGTTAGCCAAGATGGTAAATTAGTTTCTCGTTTGATAGGCGTAAAAGTGCCTATGGAGCTGTCGCCAGAGGTAAATGAATGCTACTCTTGCGGAGAAGTAACAGTTGTTGGAATATACACTTCTAATATGGATATACTTCAGCATTACGCAGATATAATAGACGAAGAAGATGACTTGTGATATTATAGAACAAACACGCAAAGACAAAAGGACGGAAGATACAACTAATGCAAACGTTTCTATCGCAAACTAGCTCATTCAAGCACATAGCAAAAGAACTTGATAATAAGCGCTTAAACAAACAAACTTTAGAAGGATGGCAAATTCTTCTTGCAATAACTAAGTTAGACCCACAAGGTAACTACAGAGACCCTAAGGGTTGGGCAAATCATCCAGCCACGAAGATGTGGAGAGGACACGAGACTGCGCTTGTTTCTTATCTTTCAGCCACGTACTTTGAATGGATTAGCCGAGGCTTCAAATCTTCTATGCTTGGTAAAATATATAAAACATACGATATTGCTGTTATGTCTGGTTCTATATCGCAAAGTCTTACTCTTCCTAGTTGGATGCAAGACACAGAAAAATACGAAGAGCTTGCTTCTACTCATAGGGTAGCGCTATTATATAAAAATTATGAATGGTACTCTAAGTTTAACTGGAAAGAAGATACTGGAGAGAAACCAAAGTACTATCAGTATCTGTGGCCAGACGCACAAGGAGACATGTACTTAGGCACGTATAACGCTGCATAACTAGCTTTTAGTTAAAAACACAGCGTCTCTACAGTGATTAGAGACACTTTCACTAGCATGCTAGGGTAGTAACACGTTGTAAAAAATTGCTCTATACCGTACATTCTATTTCTACTCGATATACAATGGTCCTTACTGGCGTAAGGAGCATAGCTGTGAAAGACTCGCGTATAGGCGAACTTTTGTGGAAAGAATGGACTGGAGAAGGGCATGAACCTCTTCACGATACTTCTACTATCTTTTTTACAGAAGAACATGTTGATATTGAAAATGAGGTAATTAGACGCGCCTTAGCCTCTGCAATACAAAGAGACGGAGTATTTTCATCTCTTGGAGAAAGCTTTTCTTCTTTAGACAAATCGCATGTGGCTTACGGGTACGCTGGCGCAGTAGATAGCGAAATTGATTTTTCCGTATGCAACGAGAACGGGGAAACAAGAGAAGGCGACTATGTAGACGATGTTATCTTCATTACCTGGGTGGAGATAGTATAAGTGAGTCTAAATCCCGGTGATCTTACATGGCAAAAAGATTCAGCATGCTCAAGGAAAGAAAATGAAAAAATAAGAGACTACTTTTTTTCAACTGATCCTGCTGAAAAGTATCAAGCAAAAAATCTTTGTTTCTCGTGTCCAGTAAGAAAAGAATGTCTAAAGTGGGCACTTGAGCACAGACAGATCTGGGGAATCTGGGGAGGAAAAGATGACGGAGAAATTAGAAGAGCTCTTTCAGTCTCGTGGAATGGTCAAGAATCTCGTAGGGAACGCTATCCTCAATGCCCGCTCTGCTCAGCTAGACCTAATCGTCTCTACGTTATAGTAGTTGATGTTCCTGGCGGTGGACGATGGAATACTGTAAAAGTAGTCGTGTGCAGCGACTGTGATTTTTCTTGGAAAAGTAGAACAAGCGCTAACGCAGTAAACGCGTATCACGATGGAAGAGAAGAAAAACTAAAAAAACGAAAAGAAAAGTTCTCTAAAGACTAGGTTAGCTTCTTTGGCTTTGCCTTCTGATCGTCATCTTCTGTAGCTTTGACGGAGAGTGCTAAGTTATTTTTTAGTCTCTCGTTATCTGGTTCTATTTTAATAGCTTCATTAGCGTAGGTAATACTTTTATCGTACATTTTTAGATTGTAAGCAGCTATAGATGCAAAGTCAAACGGAGCTGCTCCCCAAGCGTACGCTTCGCAAAGAAATTCTAATGGTTTATCTTTTATCTCCAACGCCATCTCCGCATACTTGAGAGAGTCTTCCCACTGCTTATTTTCGTAATAGTGCTGAGCTAAATCGACAATAGCTTCTCTTCTACCTGGAGCTTCTTCTACTGCCATTTTTAACCAATGCTCAGCTTCTTCTGGTAGACACTTAGCAAGATACCGCATTGACGCTGCTCTTTCTGGTGGCCATAAAGCTCTAGGAAGAGAAAGATGTCTTTTGAATTCTTCTGCAGCTTTATCTAGCACATTGTAGTTAAAAAGTTCTCTAGCATAGTAAAACGCGTTTCTGTCATCACTAGGATCTTCTTCTACAGAAAGTTGTAGAAGAGGCATGTACTGCGAGCGCGACTTAGAGTCGTCTGCGTGATGATGAATTTGTAAACCTGTCCATCCTTGAATTTCTGTAATTCTGTCTGTTCTTAACACTTCGTGCACTGGGTGTTTCCACATGTAGCCATTTCTTTTATGTATCTTGTCTCCACCATACGTTAGTCCAGGAGTACCGTCATCATTCCAATTCCAAGTATACGAGTACCTTGGACGCGTCCAGTTCTGCGAGTGAGCAATTTCTAGTTCTTCTCTCCAGCCTGCAATAAGTACTTCGTCCATATCTAATGCAATGCAGTAATCAATATCGTCTGGTAGTAGCGCTAAAGAAGCGTTTCTTGCAACATCGAATCTCCAAGGTTTTACTGATACTGAGAAAACATTTATTCCTAGCCCTAGTGCTTTTTCTATTGTAGCATCTGTAGATCCAGTATCAGCAATAAGAATGTAGTCAGCGTCTTTTGCTGAGTTGTACCAGCGTTGCACGAACTGTTCTTCGTTTAGTGCAATTGTGTAAACTGCTACTTTCATCTGAGATGATATCCTAACTGATATTTACTGAACGTTTATTTTCTCTACTGCCCATACTTCGTGCCCCATTATAGTGATAAGTCGTTGACCGTGTCCACTTTTTTCTACTTCTTTAAGATACTTTGAGTGACATGAGTATTTGCACAAGAACAGCTTATTGTGACCAAGAGCAAACGGTGTAAGAGTTGGGAAGTTCCTTAAATATTCTAAAGCTCCATCTACAACACCGAACCAGTGTTGATGAAGAATATCATCTAATATTACTACTCCAGAATCGCTGATGTACTTTTCTGCTAATCTTAAATCATTTATTGTATGTACCTTAGTATGGCCGCCATCGATTGAGAAGAATCGTATAGAGCCTGAAGGAATAATTCTATCTAGTCTTTTATGCATTTCACTAGACGTCGAGTCTCCTTGTATTGGCACAACGCCTTTTCCACCGTGCGCGTCAAAATTACTTACGTTATCTTCAAATATATTTTTTCTTGCCAAGTCTGTCCCACTATAGTCAATGTTTAGATGTTGTTCTTCAAACACGTCTATTCCATAAGACTTTTCTGGAGTGTCTATCAGTGCTCTAAGAAGTAAGAAAAACCTACCCATATATACACCAATTTCAGCAACGCCACCTGAATTGTTCCACTCTACGTTTTTTAGAACCTTCATAAACTCTGGAAGTGTTCTTACAACCCAACCTGGTACTTGAAAAAATCCATTTTTTAGATACTTATCTAGTAGACTAGATTCTGCTATTTCTTCTTCTAAAATATTTAGTCTGTCAATATTGTATCTAACTGCATCTTCATACATCTTTGGTAGCGATTCCTTGTTTAGATTTATAAGTATTTCGCTACACTCGTCTTGTCTACCGATCCACCATGCGGCAATAGCTTTTTGAAATAGTAGCCCGATAACTCCTGGACACTTTATATCTAATGGTAGAGGCGCTTGCGCGTGAGTTACTCTGCTAAGACCAGTCTCTGCTGCGGTGTACGACTCTTGCCATTTATTATTCTTTTCATAGTACCTTGATAAGAAGAACCAAGCTTCTGCCCTTGTAGGTTCGTATGCTACTGCTTTTAGAATAAGGTTATGTACTGTGCTGTCTCTATTTTTCTGATTTTCAAAGCACTGGGCAGACTTCAATAAGGAGGCGTATACGTGTTCTCTATGCGAGTAGTAGCCGTATTCAGCAGTTCTTAAGTAAAAAGAAACAGCTGATGCGGTTTGATCAATTTTTTCGTACTCAATAGCAAGTGACAAGTTAATTTGAGGATTAAAAGGATCATTAGAAAGTTCAACGACTAGATCGTCTATTTTGCTATACTCTTCCATAAGAAAGAGCCTCCTTGATCATACTTTCAATAATGTCATTAGGCACTCTTAAAATAAACGCAGCATTGTCTTGAAATCCGAAGGTTATTAGCACGTCTTCGTTGTGGACTGCCATGCCTGCTGCAAATTCTATTTGAGCGTCTAGAAAAGAAAATGATTGCGGTGAAAGTCCGATAAGTGTAAACTTATCATCCCATACAAGAAGTCTGTGTCTGTACGTGGCATTTTTCTGTTTCATGTAGTTCTTGTATAAGACAACTTCATGAGCTAATGCTATGTACTTGTTACCCCAGCGTATTACCTGTGAGCCTCCTCGTTGGTCTGCGTAAGGTACTATTCCTTCTTTTACAGACACCTGCTCGCAGCGTTCTGGAAGATCTGGGTACGTTTTTACAAGTTCTGTAGGAGATGACCATTTAACAAAGTAGTATGGTTTATCAAGCACTGGCATCCAGTTTTTTTCGCAGTATGCTTCAAGATCTACTGGTGGAGGTATTCTAATTCTAGATACTTCTTTTGCTGTCCATTTCTTTTTGTCTATTTTTATTTCTGATAATTCCATTCTACCTTGGCCGGTTGTTGTTGTGTCGCGTCTAACGCCAGTAGCATAGTATTTACCATCCCATTTTACTAGCCTAGCGTCTTCTTCACCAACAAAAGTCCATATTGGTTTTACATCAAGTTTAGATGTGTCTATTAAACAATAGTCTGTGATATTGAGATCAGAGTCTAGCCTGCACAAGTAGTTTGTTGTGACAAGTCTTTGGTCTTCTTCTGGGTGCAAGTACGCTAATGGTCCCCACACGCTGGGGAAACGTTGTTCGTGCTCAGCGTGGTATAGCGTGTAGTTTATATGACGTAGAATGCATAGAATATCTCCGTCGTCATCTATAAAAATGGAAGGGTTCATTAGACCTGTGCCAGCGGTTATAGATGAAGGTATGATTAATGGACGCAGACGTCCACCGTTGCTTACGACGTTTTGTACAAGGTTCAAACGACACCTACAGTGGATACGTTATTGGACATAAAAGCATCCTAACATAAAATTGTGCACTTAGTACACGTTTTATGCGCTACGCTGGTACTGCAGTAATCTACTTAAGTAGGCATCTGTACAACTGCCTATCAGTAAGGATATTAAAGCGCAGCGATTTCCTCTTCAGTAAGACCCAGGGCGGAAAGTTTTGCTCGGGCACTGGCATTAGCAGCAGCCTTTGCTGCAGCCTCAGCGTCACGTGCTGCCTGTTCAGCAGCCCACGCTGCTGCGTCTGCTTCACGTTGTGCTATTTCTTCAGCAGTCAATATATGCTCCGTAATTTCTCCGGTTGCACAATTCACTTCAATACGTTTTAACTCTTCCATTTTTTCTCCTTAGATTTTGTATCGAATAATAACTATGCCGGAACCACCGGCTGCACCATTATATCCACTTGGTGTTGCTGAGTTGGTAAGCATACCCGCACCACCACCACCACCAGTGTTAGATGTACCCGCTATTGCTGCTACAACACCACCACTATAATTGGCGGCTTTTCCTCCGCCACCATTTCCACCAGTGCCTGTAGTAGAGTTATCAAGGTAACGACCTCCGCCTCCACCCCCAGCATAATAGGCACCATTTCCAGAAATTAAATTAGTTAACCCATCACCACCATTACCTGGAAGATATGAACCAGATGTTTGTGCATTACCACCTGCAGCTCCAGCACCACCGCCTCCACCGCCCGCGGCTTGATAAGTGTTAATGGATGCACCTCCGGTGCCTCCCGCGTAACCTTGCCCTGATGGTGAAGCAGAACCTCCAGCATAAAGTCCGCGACCACCACCACCACCAGAACCACCAGACGATCCAGCAGTACTTGCCGCACCACCTCCACCTCCACCGGTTGATGTGATGGTGTCAAAAACAGAATTGTTACCATTACCACCGTTGCCGCTACTTGATGCAGTTCCTCCAGCACCTACAACAACAGCATAATTTGTTAAAGCAATTTTGCTAAGCCCTGTAACTACTTTATATCCACCGCCGCCGCCACCGCCGCCGGTTTCATAACCTCCTCCACCGCCACCAGCAACTACTATTGCGTCACATTGAAGATTCTTGGAAGGCGTAAATAAACCAGTTGAAGTAAACGTGTGATACCAATACGTACCATCACTACTAATACTGCCACCCGTAGCTTGAGGTTTATATCCCACACCATACAAAGTAGCCGTAGTGTATTGAACAAATGAAGAACTAGGATTCAAAGTAATGCTAGTTATTGCTGCAGTGTTAGACCATAATCCTGCATATAAAAGGTTGTATGCACCAGTAGCATTATTTTCATCAGTTGAATCAATAGAAAAACTTTTGTAATTAGAACTTGTATAATTATTAATTGTTGTTTTGCCATTACCAAATACGCTAGCAGTATAATATGCGTCTGTCATGGCTCCACCAATGTAGGCAGAAGTAGGACTATTAGTGTTAGCAGCGCTACCATTGCTCCATAATTGTTTGCCAGTAAAACCCGTTGATGAACCATTAAATGTTCCAGCAATATATGCGTTACCTGGGCCACCGCCGTTGCCGCTACCACGTGCTGAAATGACAAGTTCTAAATCCATAAAAGTTTGTGGAATATTACTAAACGATATAGTTGCAGAACCACCGGAACCAACTGTTACTGTAGCAATTTTAGTATAAGTTAACATTAGGCAGCCACAATTCCATACAACGTAAACGAAGAACCAGCAGCATAAATTAGTGAACTTGCTATGCTGACAGTAATAGAGTTAATTGCAGCAGTAGAACGCCACAAACCCACGACTGCTTCTGTTTCATATTGACTAGAATTTAATCTAGATAAAACTGTTTTATATGTTGTTGAGTTTGAATAATTTTGAAGTTGAATTGTCATTGTTGAAATGGTTGTTCCAATTCCCACATAGTAACCACCCGTGTACATAATTGCTGCACTTGTTGATCTAGAACTAGCCGCAACAGAGCCTGTCCCATAAATGGTAGTTGAAGAATAGTTGGTTCCTGTATCTCCGTTAAGTCTAATCCAAGGTGCGTTTCCTCCGCTTGTTGTCCAAGCGTTTGCAACTAAAATTAAATCAGTATAAGTGGCAGGGATGCTAGAAATAGTTACAGATGAAGTATCAGTCGTAAGCGTAGTAGTAAACAGTTGATCATACGTATTACCAGCAGCCATTACAACACCCCATACAATGCAAAAGACGAATACTGGGCAAAGTTACCGGACTGTGGTGCAAGAGTAATTGTCGAAATAGCGTTCGTTCTCATCCACAAACCAGAATTAAAAAGCAAATCACCTGATCCATTATTGTCACAACCAGACAATGACCTTACAGTTTTATTAGTAGTCGTATTACTGTAATTTAATACGTCAGCAACTAACACATTAAACTGTGTAGTGTAATAAGTAAACCCAATGCTTATTGCATAAGGTTGTTGTGAACCTCTTGCCGCTGAAGCAGTAGAACCGTCACCATACAAATAGTGTGTATCATAAACTGCGTTTGCTCCAGTATCTGTATTAAAATAAAGCCGAATGTTTCCACCAGATGTAAGTTTATTCATACATCTAATTTGAAGATGACTAAACGTGGAAGGAACACTTGAAAATACAATAGAACTTTGAGCGGTGGCGCAAGTGTAAGTAGCAATAGATTGATATGATCCACCCAACACAGGCCCATTACCGGCAAGAAAAGAATCATACTTCTCCAACCCAGTAAAACTATTGGTCGTTAATTTGGTGACACTCATTATGCCCCCCTTATGCCATACAAAGAAAATGTAGAGTATTGCATAAATGAACCAACATAAGGTTGCAGTTTAATAGAACTAATTGCACTCACATTTGAATACAATCCAGCGTACAAGGCAGCATTAGCAGCAGTAGCATTATTTTCAGTAACAGTATCAATGCTCACTGATTTGTAATTGCCAGATGTGTAATTAGGAATAATGACTTCTGTATTAGAAAAAGTACTTGCAGTTGCAGTATTTCCAGTTAAATAATCTGTTAATAAATTTGCATCAGTAAAACTTGTAGCCGCACTTCCAGTACCATTTAGTGCCCTATCACTAAACGCACTAGCGGCAGTTCCATTAAATGTGTAAGAAATGTTATCTGTAATAGCGGCCCTATTGCTTCGCGCACTGACAACTATTTTAAGATCCGTGTAACCCGTTTGAGGAATAGAACTAAAAGTAACTGAAGCCGCACCACCAGAATCTACTGTAATGGTTTGTATGAGATAGCGTTGATACATTTACAGCACCCCATACAGATAGAATGTAGAACCGTTAATAAAGTTGTATGAACTTTGGTAGAAAGTGACGGAGGTGATGGCGGCAGTCGAGCGCCACAACCCCACGTTTGCGAAAACGTAATAATCTGGGTTGTTGTCTCGAATGAGAGCCGTCTTGTATGTTGTCGTGTTGGAATAGTTTTGTATTTGTATGATTGCGGTTGAGGCGATATTTGTTGTGCCGGTTGAAGATGAGCCGCAGTAAATACGATCATCTGTTGAACCCCTGGCCGATTGTGCGGCTGAACCAGAACCCCTTAAAATTGTGTAGGAATAATTAGTGGCTGTATCACCATTAAAACGCATATTTAATGATTGGTTGCCTGCTGTGGCTGAATCGTAATTAATGACAAAAATGAGGTCAGTGAAATTGTTTGGTATGCTAGAGAACGTGTAAGTGGAAGCAGAACCAGTGGTTGTGTATTTAGCGATAAACTCTTCAGTTGGTGTAGGCATTAACCCACCACCCCATACAGAGCAAATGTAGAATACTGAGTAAAATTTTGAGTAACAGCAGTTAAAGCAATGGAAGAAATTGCGGCAGATGAAGTAAACAAACTAGACATAGAATACATACTTCCGCTACCATTACTATCTGCACCACCCAATGACCTTGTAGTAATATTTTTATTTACATTGCGATAATCTAATATATCAATTATTGAAGCGGCAAAAATGTTGGCGTTTGTTGAATAAGCAGAAGTAAAAATTCCTGGCGCATTTGTTGTGTCTGCACCCGCAGATGCAGAAGCCCCACTACCATACAAATAATGCCTATATGTAAAAGTTGAACTTCCTAATGTCATAGAAACATAACCACCAGTAGAGGCTTGTTGAGCAATGCATCGAATCTGCAAATGCTTAAAAGTTTGAGGAATACTACTAAACGTCACAGAAGCCGCACCCGCCGACCCCACGTTGATACGTTCAATAAGCCACGTAGCACCACCACCATACGCATAATTTCCCGCCAACAAAGACCGAGACTTAGGCAAACCCTGGGCAATACTAGATGCAGTAACCCTGCTTGCAGACATTAAGCAATCTCACTGCCGAAAGCAGAAAACGATAATGTTGCAGTAGACGCATACACAGTAATAACATCCGTAGTTGCCAACGTAATACCAAGCGTCAACGCAGTCGTATCAGCAGCACCCACAGCCACATCATAAGCTACATAATGTTGAGCAGCAAGAGTCGCACCAGCAGGACGCACCGCAATACGGAACGTGGCAGCAACTGCTGTCTGATTACAGATAGTGATAGTGGATACCACGGTGCTTGTTGATGCCGGTACCGTGTAGAGTGTTGTGGCCGTTGTAGCGGCTGGATTAGATTGACCTAATACCTTATATACTGTTGCCATTTACTATGCTCCCATCATCATAAAAATATTAGGATTCGCTTCTGCCCCTGCTCCGGTGGGTCCTGTAGCTCCGGCCGTTCCTGTTGCACCGGTAGGTCCTGTTGGGCCTGTAGTACCTGTAGTTCCTTGTGCACCTGTTGTGCCTTGAGTACCAGTCGTCCCTTGTGTACCTGTTGCACCTTGCGAACCAGTTGTACCTTGAGTACCAGTCGTCCCTTGTGTACCTGTCGTTCCTTGTGAACCCGTTGTACCTTGAGCACCGGTCGTCCCCTGTGTACCGGTTGTACCCGTTGTTCCTTGAGCACCGGTCGTACCCTGTGTGCCGGTCGTACCTTGAGCACCGGTCGTCCCCTGTGTACCGGTTGTACCCGTTGTTCCTTGAGCACCTGTCGTTCCTTGTGAACCCGTTGTGCCTTGAGCACCGGTCGTACCCTGTGTACCGGTTGTACCCGTTGTTCCTTGAGCACCGGTCGTACCCTGGGCGCCGGTGTCTCCCTTATCACCCGTACGGGCAAAGGTAACCACAATGTCATCAGAATTTGAAAGAGTGCCGTTGCCTGATACGTACGAGCAGTTGACCGTAAACCAGCCCGTGTTATCGGTTAAAGAGGTGATGGTGTATAACTTAAAGACGCTATCATCAAATTTCTTTGAGACACGGAAGTGACCCTTGATTGTTGATGTTGAATCGTCAATGGTGTTTAAGAAAGAAGAAAGATCGGTAGACGCATCGTTGCTGCTATCAATGTACATTGCAGTTGCAGATGCTAGGGTGGCGTTATTGAAACGAAGGTTACCAGTGCCAGGGTCGGATGCGGAGGTGGTGGTACTAAAGGTGTAGTCAAAAGTTGCGCCACCAAAGTTGCCGTTTTGACCAGTCGTACCTTGTGTACCAGTGGTTCCCTGTACACCTGTTGCACCAGTAGTTCCTTGCGCTCCGGTAGTCCCAGTGGTACCCTGAGTGCCAGTTGCGCCTTGAGTGCCTGTTACACCTTGCGAACCAGTTGTACCCGTTGTGCCTTGTGCACCAGTAGTTCCTTGCGCGCCAGTTGGCCCAGTTGGGCCTACAGCAACGGAGCGAGTGCTATTCCAAGTAGTGCCGTCCCATGTCCACGTTAAACCAGCCGCAGTGTAGGTAGCGTTTACTGAAGGAGAGTTAGGAAAGTCTAATGCTGACATGTTTTTATTATACGCCGTGTTCTACACATGTATTTGTCACTACCTTCCCGTTTTACAAATAATAATAATATCATACATGTCTATAAGAGTTACTTATAACTTGGTCTTATTGTGTTACTTATAAAAGGTGTGTGTCTAGTCTAGCTCGAGTCTTTTTTTGCTACTCATATGATAAGATCACTGCATGAACTTGGTGCAAAGAGCAGTCGAGTATGGCGGAAAATTAGCGCCTATTATTATCCCAGACGGGCTGACTGCTGGTACCGGGTTGATGAATCCTTCTATTTTTATTGACGATGATGGCGATATTCTTGTCAACTTACGACACGTTAATTACATGCTTTACCATTCAGAAAAAACACAAAGATTCCCTTCGCCTTGGGGACCATTAGCGTACTTGCACCCTGAGAAAGATGCGCGTCTTGTGACAGAAAACTATATTTGTCGACTAAATAAAGATCTTGAAGTTATTGACTATGCTCTTGTTGAGATGCTGGAACTGCACACTCCGATATGGGAGTTCCATGGATTAGAAGACTGTCGTCTTGTTCAATGGGACGGCGACTACTACGCGATTGGCGTAAGAAGAGACACCACAGAAGACGGTGAAGGTCGCATGGAGTACAGTCGTATCGAAATTGATAAAACTCAATGGAAGGTTAAAGAAACTCATCGTGTACGCATACCAACACCATTAGACACAGTTTCGTATTGCGAGAAAAACTGGGTGCCTATCTTAGATAAGCCTTATCACTTTGTTAAATGGTCTATGCCTACAGAAATTATAAAGGCTGATCCTAATGAGCCTAAGTGCGAACAAGTGCGTGTTGTAGATACGCCACCTTCTCCAGGAGACCAACGAGGAGGCTCACAGGTAATACGCTGGGGCGAGTACTATATTTCTTTTCCTCACGAAGTAAAGATATTTTTTAACTATCTTAGTCAAAGAGACGGGATATACAGACACCGTATGATTGTCTGGGATAAGGACTTTAACTTTGTAGGTTTATCTAAAGTATTTTCTTTTCTTGATGCATTGATCGAGTTTTGCGTAGGAGCAGCCATTCTTGGAAAAGATCTTCTTCTTACTTTTGGATTTCAAGACAACGCGGCGTTCGTTCTTCGTGTTCCTGGCGTGCTTATCGACGAACTAATAGAAGAGGCTTCAAACTATGAAAATTGAAGAGCTAATAATTGATCTATCTAAGGATCCTTTTAATCCAGAGAAAAACTTTCTTATTGCCCTAGAGTATGAAGAGCTGCATCAGACTGCTTCAGCAATTTCATTTTATCTACGCGCAGCCGAATACGGCTATGAAAGTCACCCGCAGGTAGTGTACACGGCCCTTTTGCGCTCATCACAGTGCTTTAAGCGTCAAGGAGACAGAGCAACTACGGTTCATAACAATATCTCACAAGCGCTAACGTACCTGCCTGAACGACCAGAAGCGTATTTCTTTATGTCTCAACTATGTGAAACTCAAGGGCAATGGCAAGATGCGTACTCGTCAGCTAGTGTAGGGTTAACTCTTACTAACGGAAAGACGTTTCCACGCTTGCCTGCACCTACTGGATACCCGGGATCATTTGGACTTAAGTTCCAAAAAGCTGTAAGTGCCTACTGGATCGGGCGCAGAGACGAGTCACAGAAACTACTCTTCCAATTAGTGGAGATGGATCTGCCATACGAGTTTTATCAAGCAGTAAACGCTAGTTTACAGATGTTTGGAATTAAACGATCAGACGATCAATTTATTCCATTAGAGCCAGTAGTTACACAATACCGTAAGTACTTTGGCGCATATGCTTCTACTATAATTGATATTGGCACTCGTGATGGTGATGACGCTTCTTATTTTGCTAGAAAACTTAAGGCAAGTACTGTTATTGCTATTGACGCTAACCCTACCGCTGTTGCGTTAACTCAGGAAAGATACCCTTTAATGCAAGTAGTGCACACTGCAGTTTCTGATGTTGATGGTAAAACTACTTTCCAACAAGTAGTGAGTGACGATATTTCAGTAGCGGGATGCTCTTCTATTTACGCTAATAAGGTCGCTAATGAACCTCAGTTTGAAGGTATAGTGAATACTATTACCGTACCTATGACGCGCATGGATACCTTTTTAGAAGAACAAAAGATAGATGATGAAATAGATATTGTAAAGATTGACGTAGAAGGTTACACCTGGGAAGTTCTACAAGGGTTTGGTGATCGACTCGAGGACGTCAAGGTCTTTCATTTAGAGACAGAAGTAGATCCTACGCACCCCACACATAAGAACAATACTCAAATTTCAGAATGGATGAAAGAGCGAGGATTTGTTTTAGCTGATGTTTCTTATGAAGGTAGTGGTGGAATCAATGGTGGTATTGAAGACCAGGTGTGGGTCAATCCCGTCCACGCTATTACTAATAAAGAATGTTTTAACTAAACACCTTGAGCGTTAAAACAAAACATTAAAGTGCAGCGATTTCGTCAGCAGTCAAACCGAGTGCGGCGAGCTTTGCTTCAGCGGATGCTTTTGCTTCAGCCTTAGCAGCCTCGGCGGCTTCACGTGCTGCTTGTTCTTCAGCCCACATTGCGGATTGTTGGTCACGTTCAGCAATCTCTTGCGCCGTCAGTACGTGTTCGGTGACTTCACCGGTCGTACAATTTACTTCGATGCGGGTGAGTTCGCTCATTCGTTTATCTCCTTTATAGTGTGGTCAGTGTTTGCGCAGTCCCATAGATAGGTTTCTTCATTGAGTAGGGCTTCGGTGTGGCAACAACGCCAGGGACAATATTAGGCAAGACGTGCCTCCGTAAAATAGTTTAGGAGATGTCGCCCACGACGTACCAGCGGTTGTTAGCTACCTTTAGGAGAGTTGCAGAACTGTATTGAGCACGAAGAATCGGAGCGGCTGATTGTGCACCAGTCGATTGAATCGTAGTCTGCGCATTGTTAGCTGCTTGAATAATAACGTTCTGCGATCCGCGACGAGCTACTGAAATCTGCGTACCTTGCGCATAGGCAACGTTCGCATCGGTAGGTATACTAAAGTACGTAACACTTATAGTGTCACCCATTTCAATAACACTGTTAGCGTCAGCCAAGTACGGAGTATAGCTTAATGTTGTACCGCCCTGGATACCAAACGTGGTGCTTCCAGAAGTACCCTGTGTACCTTGTACACCAGTTGTTCCTTGGCTACCATTTGTACCAGTTGTTCCTTGGCTACCAGTTGTACCAGTTGTGCCTTGGCTACCGGTCGTTCCTGTCGTTCCTTGGCTACCAGTTGTACCAGTTGTGCCTTGGCTACCGGTTGTACCAGTCGTCCCCTGTGTACCTGTCGTTCCTTGTGTACCTGTCGT